CTTGAGGCTTCCAAGGCAATGAGGTCAGTGCAGTATGGGTCAGCTGGTATTGCATCCGCACTTGAGGCTTTTAGGAGTAAGGATCTCGCGACGGCACTTGAGGCTTCCAAGGCAATGAGGTCAGTGCAGTATGGGTCAGCTGGTATTGCATCCGCACTTGAGGCTTTTAGGAGTAAGGATCTCGCGGCGGCACTTGAGGCTTCCAAGGCAATAAGGTCAGTGCAGTATGGGCTGGCCTTGGATACGTTGAAACCATCTGCTGGTGTTGCATCCGCACTTGAGGCTTTTAGGAGTAAGGATCTCGCGGCGGCACTTGAGGCTTCCAAGGCAATGAGGTCAGTGCAGTATGGGTTGGCCTTGGATGCGTTGAAACCATCAGCTGGTATTGCATCCGCACTTGAGGCCTTTAGGAGTAAGGATCTCGCGGTGGCACTTGAGGCTTCCAAGGCAATGAGGTCAGTGCAGTATGGGTTGGCCTTGGATGCGTTGAAACCATCTGCTGGTGTTGCATCCGCACTTGAGGCTCTTAAGAGTAGGTATGGATTGGCGCTGGAAGGTTTTGCACAACCACCGGGTTTATCAGCAGCAACAGAGCTATCAGGTGGGATGTCAAACGGGAGATATGGCCTGCCGTCAGAGATGTTTCATGCCAATGCAATATCCTCATTTGGCAGGGTAGCAGACCTAGCCGAACCTGTAAAAAGGCTGGCTGAAAGAGACGCTGCATATCATGAATGGAAGGAATTTTATAATAAATCTATCCGCTCAGATGGATTGTATGGGGATTGCGAAGTAAATGCGGAGGCAGCTGTTGCTAACTTTTTTAACTTTATCTTTGGCAGGCCAAATATCTCTGATTTATTCAATATTTTATCGGATTTGTCTTGGTTTGTGAGTTTAGATCTTAGATCTCGGCTCTCTAAGATATCATCGCTTCTAGCTAGGCATGATCAGTCGATGGATATCGTATCTTATGTTGGCGCTGCCTTTGAAAGTGTGTACGAAGAGTCAATTTTAGATCTGTCGCACGTTTTAATGAAAAGACATTCACATCGTGCGGAATTTATACAATCAGCGGTGCGAGCCCATAAAAATGGAGATTATGAACTCTCAGTGCCTATTTTTCTAATCCAGGCTGATGGCGTAGCTCATGATGTGGACCATGAATTGTTTTCTAATTTCAAGAATTCAAAGAGAGAAGGCTACAGGCCTAATGTAAATAAAATTGGTGAATCTGAATCAGGTAGGTCAATTGTGGACAGGATTTTATGGTCCCCACTCTCAAGCGAGCTGCCAATTGTGCTACCTGGGAAAAAGTGGAAGGGTGGATTAAATAGAAATATGGTTTTGCATGGGCACGATTGTAGCTATGCAACCAAAGAAAACAGCCTTAAAGCGTTCTCATTCCTTTCGTACGTTTCCTCACTGTTATCTCGTGTAACCCACTGAACCCCATCAGCTAATCCCCCCTCACCATGCCCCGCACAATGCGGGGCATGGCACATCAAACCTCCCACATCGCCGCCCTGACGGTAGACCTCGCGCTGATCAGCACCGCTGACGGCCAGGCACCGCGCACGCTGAAGCTGCTGCCCGCCGGCAACTTCAGCGCCCGCGACGGCCGCCCAGGCAACGTCGCGGATGCCAGCTGCAGCCACTGGACGCTGACGGCCGCGTTGGCCGCACCGCTGGTGGCCGAGGCCAGCCGGCGTGCTACCCGTTACGTGATCGACTACGAGCACCAGACGCTGCGTGCCGCTGACAACGGCAAGCCGGCACCGGCGAGCGGCTGGTTTGGCTCGCTGGAATGGCGGCCCGACGGCCTGTACGCCACCGATGTGGAGTGGACCGCCGCCGCCGCCGCGATGATCGTGGCCAAGGAATACCGCTACCTGTCCCCGGTTTTTACCTACGACAGCCAGGGCCGCGTTACCGGCCTGCTGCATGTCGCCCTCACCAACAACCCCGCGCTGGACGAGCTACCCGACATCGGGGTGGCAGCCTTGTCGCGCCTGTTTCCCGCCGCCACCCCGTCCAAGGAGGACAACAACATGGAAGAACTTGCCGAGCAGCTGCGCTGGCTGCTCAACCTGCCCGTCGGTGCCACCGTCGACGACATCAAGGCCCAGCTGACCAAGCTGGTAGAGAAGCTGTCTGCCGGCCAGGGCACGGCCGCTGCCAGCGTCAACCTGCCGGCCATGCTGGCAGAGCAGCAGCAACGCATTGCTGCACTGTCGGCCAACCAGGCAGACCCGGCACGCTTTGTGTCGGTAGACACCATGCGCGAGCTGCAGAACCAGGTCGCCGCCCTGAGCGGCCAGCTGGCCGGCCGCCAGGTAGACGAGCTGGTGGTGGCTGCGCTGTCCGACGGCCGCCTGCTGCCGGCACAGGAGCAATGGGCGCGTGAGCTGGGCCAGGGCAACCTGCCGGCGCTGCAGGGCTATCTGGACACCGCCCCCAAAATCGCCGCGCTCAGTGGCACCCAGACCGGCGGCCAGGCACCGGTAGCCGCCAACACTGCCGCGCTGGACGACACCACGCTGGCGGTATGCCACATGTTCGGTAACGACCCGGCTGCCGTGGCTGCCGCTTTCAAGGAGTAAACCCATGGCTGCAACCAACCAAGACCGTAATACACCGCACAAGGACGGCCAGCTGCTGGCCGTGCCGGTGGCGGCCGGCGTGAAGATCCCGGCCGGCACGCTGGTGGTGGCCAACGCCAGCGGGTTTGCCGCCCCGGGCATCACCGCTGCCACGCTGGCTTACCTGGGCATGGCAGATATCAGCATCGACAACAGTGCCGGTGCCGATGGTGCCGCCACCGTGCTGGTACAGCGCGGCCGTGCCTTCAAGTGGCTGAACGACGCCGGCGACCCGGTGACCCAGGCCAGCCTGGGCCGCCCTTGCTACATCGTCGACAACCAGACCGTTGCCCGTACCCACGGCACCAACACCCGTTCGCCCGCTGGCCTGGTGGTCGGTGTGGACACCGACGGCGTGTGGGTCATCTAAGGAAACCACCATGATCGTGAATGCCTCCACCCTCAAGGCGATCTTCGTCAACCTGAAGACCACCTTCAACAATGCTTTCGATGCGGCACCCAACCAGTGGCAGGACGTAGCCATGGTGGTGCCGTCCACGGCACGCTCCAACGACTACAAGTGGCTGTCCGGCTTTCCTCGCATGCAGAAATGGATAGGCGACAAGGCCGTCAAGGCGCTGTCGGCATCCGGCTACAGCATCACCAACGACGACTGGGAAGCCACGGTCGAGGTAGACCGTAACGACATCGAAGACGACAACCTGGGCATCTACGCGCCGCAGGCGCAGATGGCCGGCTTTTCTGCCAAGCAGCTGCCGGATGAAATCGTGTTCGACCTGGTCAACAAGGCGTTCAGCACGCCGTGCTACGACGGCCAGTACTTCTTCGACACCGACCACCCGGTCAATGGCCAATCGGTATCCAACAAGGGCAGCAAGAAGCTGTCGGCGGCCAGCCTGGCAGCAGCCAAAGCCAGCTATGGCGCAGGGCGCACCACCATGAAGAAGTTCAAGGACGACGAAGGCCGCCCACTGAACATCACCCCCAACATCTTGCTGGTGCCGCCCGCGCTGGAAGACGAAGCCAACGCGCTGATGACGGTAGACCGCCTGGAAGACGGCAAGGCCAACCCGTACAAGAACACCGCCAAGGTGGTGGTGGCACCGTGGCTGACCTCGGACGACGCCTGGTTCCTGCTGGATACCACCAAGCCGGTTAAACCGTTCATTTACCAGGAGCGCAAAAAGCCGGTGTTTGTAGAGCAGACCGACCCGCAGGCCGACAACGTGTTCAGCCGCAAAAAGTACCAGTTCGGTGCCGAGGCCCGCGCCGCCGGTGGCTACGGCTTCTGGCAGCTGGCCTACGGCTCTGACGGTAGCGTGGCATAAGGGAGCGTCATCATGCCTGAAAGCAAAAGCAAGAAAGACGGCACTGCCGGTGCACCGCAAACCACGGCTGACAGCGCGGTGCAGCAGGGTCAGCCGCCAGCTGCCGACCCGGTACTGCTAACCACTGACGGTGGCGATACGGTGGCTGGCAGCTTTAGCCCCGACGCCATCCAGGTGGTGGCCAAGTGCGACACCTTCCGCCGCGCCGGCTTCGTGTTTACCCGCAGCGCCACCACGCTGCCGTTGGCAGAACTCAGCCAGCAGCAGCTGGCGCAGCTCTGCCAGGAGCCGATGCTGGTCGTGCAGGCCATCCGGCTGGATGCGGAGGGCTGACCATGTACGCCACCCGCACCGACATGGAAGCCCGCTTCGGCCTGAACGAAGTGGTGATGCTGACCGACCGCAGCCGCAGCGGCCAGGCGGACGACAGCGTGCTGGCCATCGCGCTGGCCGACGCGGCGGCAGAGGTGGACGGCTTTCTGGCCGGTCGCTACCCGCTGCCGCTAGCCCCGGCACCGCGCATCCTCACCGGCTACACCTGCGACATTGCCCGTTACCGTCTGTGCGGTAGCAGCACCCTGGTCAGCGACGACATCCGCGACCGCTACCGCGACGCGGTGCGCTTTCTGGAGCACGTGGCCAGCGGCAAGGTCAGCCTGGGCGGCATGCCGTCCGGCGAGGTGGCCGCCACCTCGGACAACAGCGTGCAGCTGTTGTCGGCCGGCAGCGTGTTCAGCCGCGCCTCGGGGGCGTACTGATGATTACCGCCGTGGAGCGCGCCATCATCACCCGCCTGCAGGCTGGCCTGGGCCGCATGGTGCGCCAGGTAGACAGCTACAGCGGCGAGCTGGACGACGATCTGGCCCGCGTCATCCGCGCCTTCCCGGCGGTATGGGTCACCTTTGGCGGCATTAATGACACGCGGCAGGCCAGCACCAGCCGCAGCCAGCAAAAGGTTGGCGCGCAGTTTGTGGTGATGGTGGGCGAGCGCAACCTGGTGCAACAGGCCGGGCGCCAGGGTGGCAGCCTGCCAGGCCAGGTGGGCAGCAACCAGCTGGTGAAAGCCGTGCGCCGCCTGCTGTCTGGCCAGGACATGGCGCTGGCGATATCGCCGCTGCAGGCGGGCAAGGTACGCACTTTGTACAACACCCGCCTGAACGATGACGCCTTCAGCGTATTTGCCTGCGAGTTTGCCACCAGCTGGGTGGAAGACATCCTGCCATGCGGCCATTGGCCCGAAGTCACCACACCCGATAGCCCGGACGCCATCTTTGGCCAGTTTGGCGGCCAGCTGCAAAACCCGGCACCGGCCTGGCTGCGTACCGGCCTTACTTACCACCTCGCCCCGGACGACGGCCAGCCCGACGCCCAGGACCTCATCGACAGGAGTGAAGCATGAAAGTCATTGCCGCCAAGGGGCTGCAGGTGCCCAAGGAAGAGCAGCCGCGTGAGTACATCACCGACCAGGCCGCGCAGGACGTGCAGCCCAGCGCCTATTACCTGCGCATGATTGCCGATGGTGACCTGCGGGACGTCACGGCAGAGCAGGCCAAAAGCCCCGCCAAAACCAAAGGAGCCGCCTGATGGCCAGCGCCAATATCGCCTTTGATGGCATCCCGTCCAGCATTCGCAAGCCGGGCAAATACTTCGAGTTCAACACCAGGCTGGCGGTGCGCACGCTGCCGGGCAACCCGCAGCGCTTGCTGTGCCTGGCACAAAAGCTGGCCAGCGGCAGCCAGCCGGCCCTGATGCCGGTGGACGTATTCAGCGACGAGCAGGCAGCCCAGCTGTTTGGCCGTGGTTCCTACGCCCACCGCATGGCCCGTGCGGCCATTACGGCCAACCCTTATCTGCAGCTCACCCTGCTGGCGGTAGAGGATGCGCCGGGCAGCGTGGCAGCCGTGGGCGGCGTCCTGCTGGCCGGCACGGCCACGTCCAGCGGCCAGATCCAGGTGGCGGTAGGCAATAACAGCGTCAGCCTGGGCATCAGCGCCGGCATGCTGGCCAGCGACATCGCCATCCAGCTCACCACGTTGCTGAACGCGCAGGACCTGCCGGTGCTGGCCACAGCTGTGCCGCTGTCGTCGTCCAGCCTGCCGTTTAACGTGCCGTCACAAATCACCAGTTCCGGCCATTCGGTGGTCCTCACCGCCCGGCACAAGGGCGCGCAGGGCAACGCCATTCCGGTATCCACCTGGTGCAGCGCCGGCGGTATTACCCACCTGGTCAACGCCATGGTGGGCGGGGCAGTCGACCCCGACTACGCCAGTGCGCTGGCGGCGGTGGCTGGTGCCGGTCATCACATTATCGCTGCGCCGCTGTCTACCCAGGCGCACCTGACCGCGCTGCGCACGCACCTGGACTTTGTGTCCGGCCCGCTGGAACAGCGTGGTGCTGTTGGCGCGTTTGGCTGGCCCGGTACGCTGGCCACCGGCACCACGCTGGCCGGCCAGATCAACAGCGGCCGCATCAGTGGTGCCTGGCACCGTGGCAGCTTGTGCCTGCCCTGCGAGATTGCCGCTGCCTACGCCGCCGTACTGGCCAGCGAGGAAGACCCGGCCCGCCCGCTGAATACCTTGCCGCTGGCCGGCCTGGACGTAACGGCGATCACCGCGCAGCCCATGCGTACCGAGCAGGAAAACGCGCTGGCCAACGGCCTGACGCCGCTGGAAGTCGGCCCCGGTGACAAAGTGCAGATCGTGCGCGCCCTCACCACCTATACCAAAGACCCGCAAGGTGTGGCCGACGTATCGCTGCTGGACGTCACCACCATCCGCACGCTGGATTACGTGCGCAAGGCAGTGCGTGAGCGCATTTCGCTGCGCTTCCCGCGTGAAAAGCTATCCGAGCGCACACCGGCCAAAGTACGCAGCGAGGCGCTGGACGTGCTGGTGAAGCTGGAAGAGCTGGAGATCGTGGAAGCGGTAGAGGCCAACAAGGACGGCCTGCTGGCCGAGCGCGACAGCCAGGACGTGAACCGCCTGAACCTGAAGATTCCGTGCGACGTGGTCAACGGCCTGCACGTGATTGCCGGCCGCATCGACCTGTTGCTGTAAGCCCAAGGGGTGGCCGTGCCACCCCGTACCAGGAGAACCCGCCATGTTGGAAAAATACGCCGATGCCAGCGTGAGCCCGGCACCGTTGCAGGGCAGCACCTCGCCTGCGCCGTGCATCACGCTGGCAGATATCGAGGCCGGCATCCTCAGCGAGCATTACTTCATTGCCAGCGACGCCATGCAGCACGGCAATAGCGTGCACGTGTGCCCGGAGGGGGGCTGGTTTCTGGCCAGAACCCAGCTGCTGACCTTCTGCGTGCTGCAGCTGCGCAATGGCTTCATCGTCACCGGCGAGAGCGCCTGCGCCAGCGCACAGCAATTCAAGCCAGAAGACGGCCGCCAGATTGCCCGCGCCAACGCCATCGCCAAACTGTGGCCGCTGATGGGCTATGCCCTGTGCAGCCAGCTGGCCAAGCAGCCATAAAAGGAGCCAACCATGTTGGAAGAATACGCCGGTGCCATCGTGCTGGAGGTAGACGGCAAGGAAGTAGAAGTCGTCGACCTCAACGTCACCACCAAAACCGGCCGCAAGCTGGTGAAAACCATGAACAAGACCGGCCGTGCCAAAGGCTTCGCCAAAGGCATTGCCGAATACGAGCTGTCCATCACCGTGGTCATCCCGCTCACCGGTGACATCGACTGGGACGCCATCGAAGGTGCCAAGCTGGTGATCTACCCGGCCAGCGCGGGCGGCAAGCGCGAAAGCTACCGCGACTGCTTCACGCTGGAAACCGGCGAGAAATACAGCGTGGACAACGAAGCGCGCCGCGACATCAAGATGGCCGCACTGAGCAAAGGCAAGGAGTAAACGATGATACGTACCGAAACCGGCAGCCTGCAGTACGGCGTGGAGTACCCGGCCGACAGCGGCCAGCTGCACTACGACTTTGCCCTGCGCCTGCCCACCGTGGCCGACAACATCCAGGCGCTGGAAACGCACGGCAGCGGCAGCATGCTGCGCCTGAACACCGCCATGCTGGCCAGCTGCCTGGTGAGGCTGGGCGACATCCCGGCCGAGGCCATCGACTTTGCCCTGCTGGAAAGCATGGTGGACGAAGACTTCGATACCCTGGCCGCCGCCCGTGACGAGCTTAAAAAAAAGCGCAAACGGCCGAGCGACAGCTTGCCGGACTCCGGCTTGCCATCCTCGCCCTTGGCAAACACGGCATCAGCGAGCAGCACGCCCGCGAGCTGAACGCCGTCGAGCTGGAAGCATATCTGGACGCCCTGGGCAGACTGTATGGCAACACGCAGCCTGCCCAAACTACGTCTGGCACGTCTGACGGCACCAGCCGCCGCATCAAGAGCCAGCGCAAGAAGAAAGGTCAACGCGAATGAGCCGACAACTGGAAGCCGCCCTGGTACTGCGTGCCAGGGACGAAGCCAGCCGCCCGCTGCTGCGTGCGCTGCAACAGATAGACCGGCAAGCCGGTGCTGCCGGGCAGGCTATTGGCCAGGCCGGTAAAGCGGGTGCCAGCGCACTGGCAAAGATGGCCACCGACGCCAACGTAGCCGAACGCGCCGTGGTGGGCCTGTCGCGTGAAAGCCAGCGCATGCACGCCGCCCGCCAGCAGCTGGGCATGCGTGCCGAGCAGACCATACAGCGCGAGATCCGGCAGACCGAGGCGGCCTATAGCCGCCTGCTGCGCACCGGCCAGCTGACGGCATCCGGGCAGGCCCGTGCTTTTCAGGCCATGCGCGACAAGGTGGCAGGGCTGCGCCGCGAGCTGCAAGGCGTGGCCGAGCAGGAAAGCCGCCTCGGCAAGGTTGGCCGTGGCACTGCCGCTATCGGTGGCGGTGTGGCAGCAGCGGCCTATGTGCTGAACCGCCCGCTGGCCAGTATCGAAGACTACGACCTGCGCCTGCGCAATATGACCAACACGGCCTATGCCGACCGCGACTTGGCTGGCCGCCGAGCTGGCATGGACGAGATGCGCAACGTCATCCGCCATTCTGGTGGCAACCGCGACGCAGCGGCCGAGGCACTAGACAACATGATAGCCAGCGGTAGCCTGGGCGAAGGCGACGCCGGCCGCAAAGCCGCATTCGACATGCTGCCGGTGGTGATGAAGTACGCCACGGCCGGTAACGCCAACCCCAACGAGCTGGTAGATATCGCGCTGAAGGCACGCAAGACCTTCAACATCCAGGACCCGGCGCGGGCGCTGGAAATGGCGCTGCTGGGCGGCCAGCTGGGCGGCTTCGAGATGAAAGACATGGCCAAGTGGCTGCCACAACAGATGGCCAACGCCTCCATGGCCGGCATGAGCGGTGACAAGGGGCTGGCCAAGCTGGTGGCGCTGAACCAGAGCGCGGTGGTGGCCGCTGGCAGCAAAGACCAGGCCGGTAACAACGTGGTCAATTTTCTGGCCAAGCTGAACGCCAGCGAAACCGCCGGCGATTTTAAAAAGGTGGGCGTCAACTGGCGGCAGCAGCTGATTGATGGTGCCAAGAGCGGTAAGGACGCTGTAGACGTGTTTGGCGACACCATCAATGGCCTGCTGAACCAGAACACGGCCTACCGCAAGCTGCAGGCGCGGCTGGAAACCACCACTGGCGAGGAACAGAAAGCCACGCTGGCCAGCATGGCCCAGATCCTGCAGGGCGCGGTGGTGGGCAAGATTTCGTCCGACCAGCAAGAGCTGATGGGCGTGCTGGCCTACCTGAACAACCGCCAGCAGCAGGCGGAGAACGAACGCAAGATTATGGCTGCCAAGCCCGGCCAGGCATCGGATACCAATTTTGCGCTGATCAATGAGAGTGCGGCCTACAAGGGGCAGCAGGCCAGCAACGCGTTTGCCGAGGCACAGTTTGACGCACTGAAAGGCCTGTCCGAAACCGTGGGCGATACCAAGCTCAAGCTGGTGGACTACGCCAAAGAGTATCCGGGCTTATCCACCGCGCTGGTGGGGGCGACGACGGCCATCAGCGCTTTGGCAGCAGCGGCCGGCGCGGCAGCACTCCCCATGCTGATGATGGGCAAAGGCGGTGCGGCAGGGCTGCCAGGAGCCGGTCGTCTGGCCGGTATGGGTAGCGCACTCAAAACCGGAGGCAGCGTTGCCCTGGCCGGTGTGGCGGGTTACGCGACTGGCACCGCAATCAATACAGGTATCACGGGGGTGTTGACCGCCACCAATGGCGGCAAGGAGCGCACGCTGGGTACCTGGCTGTACGACATCACCCATGGCGGGCAGGACGAGAAAGCCCTGGCCACCACGTCACCGATAAAGCGCAATGCCCCGACAAGCGCAGCCCCCATCCCGCAGCTTGGCCTGGTGCAAAGCGCCGTCAGCGCCGGTAACAAGCTGGATGCAGCAGCCCTGAAGATGCAACAGGCGGCTAACCAGCCCGTGCAGGTACAGCTGCAGGTAAAGGGCGATTTCCGCATCCAGGGCAATGACCTGGTGGCCACCGTCAACCAGCAAAACACGCTCACTGCGAGGAGGAACTGATGGCCTGGAAAGACAACTTGCTGGACGCCAGCTTTCGGGGCGTGGTGTTCGACTGCCAAGCCACCCAGGACGGTGCCAGGCGCGATATCGCCCAGCACGAATACCCGTACCAGGACGGTGCAGACCTGGAAGACCTGGGCCGCAAGCCGCGGCAGTTCACCCTGCAGGCGGTGTTCTTTGGCGACGACTACGACACCCGCCTGCAGGCGTTCTTGGCGGTGCTGGACCAGCCCGGTGCTGGCGAGCTGGTGCACCCGGTATACGGCAGCATCCAGCAGGCGCAGCTGTTGGACTACCAGGTAGAGCACAGCGCCGACGAGGTAGACAGCTGCCGCGTGGCGCTGCAGTTTGCCGAGCACACCACCAGCCAGCCGTTCTTCAGCCGCCAGCTGCCTGCGCAGCAGGCTGCCCAGGTGAAGCTGCCGGCAGCGGCTGGCATGGTGGCCGCTACCGACGCCTTCGCCAAGGCCACGGCGGCAGCTAAGGCGGCCGGCCAGTTTGACCGAATCAATGCACTGCGCAGTGTGCTGACCAGTACGCTGGGCGGCCTGCGCAGCCAGGTGCAGGGCTATATCAGCGCCGGGCTGGAACTGATCGACTACCCGCGTGCCTTTGCCGCCGACGTGGTGGGCCTGCTATCCGGCATGGCCGACCTGCGCGGCTTCGACGTCGGCGTGATCATGTCTGATTGGAAAAGCCTGACTGGCCAGCTGGGTACCGTGGTGCAGCTGCCCGGTCGCGTAGCCAGCGGCAATGTGCAGCCGGGCAGCCTGTTTGCCGGCCAGCCTGGCCAGGTTGGCAACAGTACGGCCGACAGCGCGACCACCACCACGCCGGTGGCCATTGCCCCGGCCGACCTGCAGGCAGTCACCGCACTACTGCAGGCGGCCGCTGCCACCACGCTGGCCCAGGTGGCGGCCGACGTACTGGCGGCCGAGGTCGAGCAGCCCACGCTCACCCCGTCGCAGCTGGAAACGCTGGCAGGCGACGTGCGTGGTGCGCTGCAGCAAGCCATCGACAGTCATCGCGCTGCTTTTGATATAGAAACCGCCCGCCCGGTGACCGAGGCGTTAAAAAGCACCGCCTACGCGGTACAGGCCGCCACCGCCAGCGTGCTGACGCTGCGCCCGCCATTGATCCAGCGCCGGGTAGACGCTGCGGCCAACCTGCACCTGCTGGCGTTCCGCTGGTACGGCGACTACACCCGCGCCAGCGAGCTAGCCAGGCTGAACCCGCAGCTGGTGCACCCCAACTTCATCCCGGCCGGCGAGGTGCTGAATGGCTACGCAGCATAATGACGTCACGCTGCTGATAGGTGGCAAGGCACACAGCAAGTGGCAGCACTACGACATCGACAGCGATCTGCTGCAGGCCGCCGACGCCTGGCAGCTGCAGCTGGGCCTGCCCGATGGCCAGCTGCCGGCCGGCGTAGTGGAAGGGGCCGAGGTGGTGCTGATGGTTGGCCGCGACGTGGTGCTAACCGGCCGCATCGACGATATCGACGAGCTGGTCAGCAAGACCAGCCACACCCTGGCGCTGGCTGGCCGCGACCATGCGGCGGTGCTGGTGGACTGCAGCGCCCCGGTGTTTACCGCCCGCCAGGCCACGCTGGCCGAGGTGGTGGCCAGTGTGGTGAAGCCGCTGGGCATCAGCCGGGTACGCATCGCCAGTAGCCAGGCCGGCCGCGCCCGCGACAAGGTCAGCATCGAGCCGGGCGATACCGCCTGGGACGTGCTGGCCCGCGCCGCCGAGGCTAACGGCCTGTGGCCGTGGTTCGACCCGGACGGCACGCTGGTGGTGGGCGGCCCGGACTACAGCGCGCCACCGGTCGCCAGCCTGGTACTGCGTCGAAACGGCAAGGGCAACAATGTGCAAAGCCTGCAGCGCCGCCGCAGCATGGCCGGCCGCTATTCGGACATCACCGTGCTGGGCCAGGCGCACGGCACCCACGCGGAAGCCGGCCGCCACGCCTTGAAGTCGGCGGTACGCGACCCCGGCTGCGCGGTGTACCGCCCGCGCATCGTGCAGGACGGCGACGCCGACAGCCTGGCCGACACCCGCGCCAGGGCGCGCAAGCTGCTGTCCGATAGCCGCCTGCAGGGCATGACGCTGACGGCAGTGGTAAAAGGCCACCGCACCAGCGACGGCGTGCTGTGGCAGCCCGGCCAGCGTGTGCACGTGGTCAGCGAGCCGCACGGCATCGACGGGGTGTTCTTTCTGATGGCGCGCAAGCTGCAAGGCGGCGAAGGCCAGGGCAGCCGCACCACGCTGACGCTGAAAGAAGACGGCGTATGGGTGCTGGACGCCCACCCGGACAAGCGTGACAAAAAGCGCACCAAGCGCAAGAAGAAGGACGATGGCCTGGACGCCATCGACGTGGACTAAGCATGATCAGCGATATCGACAAGCGCATCCGCCGCGCCCTGTCCGGCATCCGCCAGGCGTTTCGTGGCGTGCTGCAGCGTAGCGGCGAAGGTGCCGGCAGCCAGCTTATCCAGGGCGAAGGCCTGGCCGGGGAGCCGCTGCAGGATCTGGAGCTGTTCCAGCAGTTCGGCTTTACTAGCCGGCCGCCGGCCGGTACCGCCATCGTGGTGCTGCCGCTAGGTGGCCGCACCAGCCACGGCATCATCATCGCCACCGAAAACGGCCAGTACCGCGTCAAGGAGCTGCAGCCAGGCGAGACCGCCATCTTTAACGCTTTTGGCGATACCTTCGTGTTTAAAGACGGCCAGATCGACGGCACCACCAAACGCTTTACGCTGACCGCCACCGAAAGCATGCAGTTCGACAGCCCGCAGGCCCACTTTACCGGCGCGGTCTCCGTGCAACAGCAGCTATCCGGCAACGGCGGCTTGGCCATCCAGGGCGGCAGCGGCGCGACCTTCAGCGGCGATGTGCAGCAGACCGGTGGCAGCTACAGCACCGACGGTGATGTGGTGGCGGGTGGCAAGAGCTTCCTGGGGCACCAGGGGGTACTGGGTGGTGTCCAGTAGTTGCCCTGCATGCAGTGTTCTGCGTATAGTGACTTTGTCATTTTTTTGCAGGAGCGGTGAATGGGAGACCTCTTTGATCAGGACGGCACGTCCTCTCGCGGCGTTCGGGAGAATACGCCGACTATTGATGATATGCGCAACTGGTTTCTTTCAAATTTTGAAGATCCTGCTAATAGCTTGCCCTACATTACGGCAGAAGGCGGTTACCAATGGATTTTTGGTGGCCCTTGTAATGCAGACGAGGAACTTCAGCATCACTTTGGCGGAGTTGCCTCAGAAGAAGACATTGAAGAGTTGGTAAGTGAGCTTGAAAAGACATGTACAGACTGGACGCCGATTTATGATCACAATGCTGATTACGAGGATTATCTTTCTGTAGAAGATCTTCACTATTCAAAGGCAGAAGCTAAGCTTAAGGAACATCTAGAAGATGTTCTCCAACTTGAATCAGTGAGCTTTACTGAAAGTCTTTCTAATAAATACAGGCAAATGCTTTATGCTAATGTGATTGGTGCGCTTGAGGCATATCTATGTGAACGCTTTATGCAACTTGTCTTTTCTCATCACGACAGTTTCAAGAAGTTCGTGTCTACCTATCCGAAGTACAAAGATGAGAAGGTTGGTCTCCGTGACATTTTCATCAAGGTGGATAATTTGCGTGAAGAAGTTAGAAAAGAGCTTCTTGACTTCGTATGGCACCGACTCTTTGCTGTCAAAGCAATGTTTAAAGATACATTAGACGTCGATTTTGCTGATATCGATCCTTTGAGAGAAGCAGTTGCTATTCGCAATGATATTGTTCATCGCAACGGAGTTAATAAAGAAGGCCAGGATGTCGTTGTCAGATCAGAAGCACTTTTGGCCCTGATTAAGGACGTAACTGCTTTAGTGACTCATCTGGAAGAGCAGCTTGCTAATAAATTCACCCCACTGAACCCCATCAGCTAATCCCCCCCCCACGCCATGCGCTGCGCCCAGCAGCGCATGGCTGCCCTTATCCTTCTCCAATCTGTCGACTACACCGGCTAGACTTTGTTTGACGGCTTGCTCGGTTGCTCTTTGAGCATCATCTTAAGAAAAGATTCTTTGATCTGTTTAGCCTCAGGGCTTTCATTAACAAACTGCATCCAAAATTGGTATGCTTCGGTTAGCGACTGGATCCACTCTGCCTTGACAGAAGGGTTGTGCAGCTTTCCCTGTAGGCCGTACTCATTGGCATAAGCCTCAAACCAGCCGGGATTTACTAGCTGGGAAGCCTTTGCGAGTGATGGGTTTGTAGCCTTCTTACCATTGCGCTGGGCATGTTTGTATGCATTCGCAATGTCAGCTAAGGTGGCTAATTCTGGGTACTGCTTCCGTGCACTCTTAAAGAACTTATCATCGCTCACATGCTTGTCTTTATCGAAATGCTCCCAATAGAAATAATCTAGAGAATTGTTCAGGGCTTCTGCCGCATTGACGAAATATCTGATTAGCTCTTCTTCCGATTGGCTTTTCTGATGCCCCTCAGCGCGCCGTTTAAGTGCTGGAAAAAAATCTGCAGTACAGTTTGGTATTGCTATGCGAACAAGATACCAATAGTGTGAATTGAATGGGTTGGGGACAATTTCAGCCATTTTTCCTCCATGATTTTCAGAAAGAATCGCTACAAGGACACCTCCTGCAGCACCATCCTGATTATGATCATGCAATAAGTAACTGAAGTCCATCAAGCATCATCCCCATGCCATGCCCTGCACACTGCAGGGCATGGACGCTTTCATCTCCCCCCAATCGGCCGACTACAGCGGCAGCCGCACCGACACGCTGGCTAACGCGGTGTACCTGCGCCTGGTCACGCCGCTAGGCAGCTACTGGCAAGACCCGACGCTGGGCAGCCGCCTGCACGAGCTGCAGCGGCTGAAAGACGTGGCCAGGGTGGCGGTGCTGGCGCGTCAGTACGCCGAGCAGGCGCTGGCGCCGCTACTGGATGACGGCCGCGCCAAGCGCATTGCCGTGACCACCGAGCGCCAGCCCGGCCGCCTGGCCTTGCACATCGAGGTGCTGGACGCCAGTGGCCGCACCCAGACCTTCCAGCACCCGGTGAAGGTGGCCTGATGCCGTTCGCCATTCCTGCCTTCGCCACCCTCCGCGACACCATGCTGCGCGACCTGGTGAACCTGCTGCCCGATGCCGACACCGGCCCGGACAGCGACTTCTACCTGCGCGCCAGCAGCGTGGCCAGCGCGGTGGAAGGCCTGTACCAGCACCAGGCGTGGATGGTGCGCCAGATCTTCCCCGACACCGCCGACCGCGACTACCTGCTGCTGCACGCCCGCCTGCGCGGCTTGCAGCCCAAGCCGGCGGTGGCCGCAAGCGGCCTGCTGCAGTTAAACGGTGTACCTGGTAGCGCGGTACCGGCTGGCCTGGCGGTAAAGGCCGGCAGCCAGGGCTACACCACCAGCGCCAGCGCGGTGCTGGATGCGGCCGGGGGGGCCACGGTGGCCATTGCGGCCAACGTAGCCGGTACGGCGGCCAACCTGCCAGCCGGCAGCCAGGCCACGCTGATGGCCGCACCGGCAGGCGTCAGCAGCCAGGCGCTGCTGGCCAGCATGAGCGGTGGCGTGGAGGCAGAGAGCGACGCCGAGCTGCTGGCGCGCCTGCTGGAGCTGATCCGCCGCCCGCCGGCCGGTGGCAACCGTTACGACTACCGCCGCTGGGCGCTGGAGGTGCCGGGCGTGTCGGCTGCCTACGTGTACCCGCTGCGTCGTGGCCTGGGCACGGTAGACGTGGTAGTGACCTCGGCCGGCGGCTTGCCGTCGCCGGCCACCGTGGCGGCGGTACAGGCGTATATCGACGACGTGCGGCCGGTCACGGCCAAGAACGCCCTGGTGCTGGCACCCACCGAGAAACCGGCCAACGTTAGCGCGCAGGTGCAGCTGGCCGGTACCACGCTGGCGGTGGCTACCCCGCTGATCCAGGCCGCCATTACCGGCTACTTTGCCAGCTTGGCGCCGGGCGAGCCTGCCATCAAAAGCCGCATCGAAGCCTTGGTGTCGGCGGTGCCTGGTGTGGTGGACCGCAGCGTGTCGCTGCCAGCTGCCAACGTGGTGCCAGTGGTGGACGCCAGCAAGGTGGAATGGGTGCGCCTGGGTAGTGTCACCCTGGGCTTGATGCCATGAGCCACGCCAACCTGCTGGCCCTGCTGCTGCCGCCGGTGAGCTACACGCCCAGCGCGCCGACGCTGGCCGGCGAGCTGGCAGCCGAAGGCCAGGCGCTGGACACCGCCCAGCACAGCGCCAACAGGGTAACGGCGGCGGTGACTCCGTATTTTCCCGAGCAGTTGTTGCCGGACTGGGAGCGGGTTTGCGATATCACCCCGCCGGCCGACGCCGGCTACCAGCAGCGCCTGCAGGCTGTACTGGCCAAGCTGGCCGAAACCGGCGGCCTGTCCATTCCGTACTTCACCCGGCTGGCCGAGGGGATGGGCTACCGCATCACCATCCGCGAGCCGCAGCCGCTACGGGCAGGTACCGGCCGTGCTGGTGACATCGTATGGGTGCCCGACATTGTGTGGGTCTGGCAGGTCATCGTGCATGGCGCTAGCAGCCAAGCGTTCCGTTTTCGTGTGGGTCAGTCTGCTGCAGGCGAGCGGTTGACTGTGTTTGGGGATGTGCTGGTGGAGGCGCTGTTCAAGGACCTGAAGCCCGCACACACCTTTGTTTATTTCGCTTATCAGGAGGTTTAACCATGCAGCACAAAATGCCCCCCGTTGCTACAGCCGACGGGATGTTCCATGACGGTAACCCGGCCACGGGTGAGCCGGGGACAATCGTTTCGGCTTTGTGGCTAAACGCATTGCAAAGCGCTACCCGTAATGTGCAGGCCGAGCTGTTATCTGTTCTGGAAGCTGCCGGGGTTGAAGCTGATCCAGACGAAATCAACCAGCTGGAGGCGGCCATCAAGCAGCTGGCCTGGGGGGCGCTACAGCGGCCAAGCACCGTCAGTGGCTATGGCATCACTGATGCCCTGCGCGGACAGGTGCAGCACATTACGGCAACAGGCCAGTTTGTTGTCCCAGCGGGCGTGCACCGAGTTTGCGTCACGCTTGCTGGCGGCGGTGGCGGTGGCGCGGGTGCCATCATGGGTACCCCTTATTTGCCAGCTGGTGGTGGTGCCGGCCAGGTCAAGTACCGCGAGTTTCTGGATGTTGTGCCGGGTCAGCGCATCACGGTCACAGTCGGTACTGGCGGGCAGGAGGGAATAGGTTCTGCCAGTGGGGGGAACTACACGAACAGTAATGGTATGCCTGGTGGGGTCAGCAGCTTTGGAGCGCTACTATCGGCTGCTGGTGGTGCTGGCGGTGCATGCCAGCCTTCGCACAGTTATGGGGGGGCGGCGGGTGGTGGGCCATTTGCCGAACGGGGGGCGGATGGGGATGTGAGTACTGCGCAAACGCTGGGCGCGGTGGGTGGTGGCAATATCCTGGCACCGGCCATGCATGCCAGTTATCACGCCAGTGGTACTGCACTGGGGTATGGGGCGGGTGGTTGTGGCGGTCGGGCGGCGGGTTATTGGCAGAATGGCGCAGCCGGCGGGGCCGGTGTGTGCATCGTGGAGTGGTGAACATGGCTAAAGCAAAATCGGGCGTAACTTATGCGCAAGTAGTGGGTGGCAAGGTGCATTGGCTATTTACACGTGCAGACCTTGCCGAATGGGATGATGGGAGTATCCACGTGGTGGAGGCTGTCGGGCAGGTTGCCATCGGCGATACCTACGATGGGGAGCTGTTTTTACCGGCTGGGACGCCAGAGCCGCAAGCGCTGCGTCTGGCTGGGGTGGCATTGATCAATGCCGCTAGTAATAACGCATTGCAGGCATTGACGGCAGCCTACCCGGAGCGTGAGATCAACAGCTGGCCACAGCAAGAACGCGAGGCACGCAGCCTGGAGCAGGATGTATCAGCGGCTGTGCCATTACTGTCTGCCATCGCTAGTGCACGCGGCCTGGACGTGGCAGAGCTTGCCGCAAGGGTGCGGGAGAAATCCGACGCATTTGCCATCGCCAGTGGAGCCATTATTGGCCGCCGTCAGGCACTGGAAGATGTGCTGGCTGCTATCGACCTGGACGCGCCGGATGCGGCAAGCCAGATTGAGGCCGTGCAATGGGGCGATTGATCCTGCTGGGCTTGTGGCTGGCGGCCCTGACGGCAGTAGCGTTGGCGTTGGCGATGGCACTGCTGCAGGTGCTGGCGGGTAGCACCCGTGCAGTACGTGTATTTGTCGGGGCGGACCAAACCTTGAATGCCGCCATGGGCGGCAGCGAGGACGAAACCATCAGCAGCCGTGCAGGTAAAGGCGCAAAGCAAGGTGTGTGGCGCTACTGCTTGCTGTGCCGGCTGCTGGAGCAAATCGACCCAGGCCACTGCGCACGCAGCATCGAGCCAGACGAAGGTGTAGTGAAATAATCAGAGAACAGCAACCGGCCGGGTGCTACGAACACCCGACCGGCTAGCTGACCCGCAGATGTAGCCTGCAAGTCACCCCTAGGCTGCCACTTTCAGCGCTGAAAGCCCGGCAAGTTTAGCGGTATTTTTGACACTTGCAGATGAAAAACGACATGCGCTGCGATGCCTGCCATCGCAAGCTGGCCGAAGGGCTGGCCATCAGACTCACGATCAAATGCCCGCGTTGCGGTGCAATCAATCACTTTTCAACGACAGAGCGCCCGCGAGCGCCAAGCCAAGGACACACCGATGGATGCGAATCCGGTCATCCCCTGGCTGGGCGGCAAGCGCCGTCTGGCTGACAAGCTGTTCCCGCTGTTCCCCAAGCATGACTGCTATGTGGAGCTGTTCTGCGGCGGTGCCGCGCTGTACTTCCTGCGCCATAGCCGCGCCCACTGCGAAGTGCTGAACGATGTAAACGGCGAGCTGGTGAACCTGTACCGGGTGATCCAGCATCACCTGGAAGAGTTCGTGCGGCAGTTCAAATGGGCACTCAGCAGCCGCGAGGTGTTCAAGTGGCAGCAAATGACGCAGCCGGAAACCCTCACCGACATCCAGCGCGCTGCGCGGTTCTTCTACCTGCAGCACCATGCCTTTAGCGGCAAGGTAGAAGGCCAGCATTACGGCACGGCCACCACCGCACCGATGGTCAACCTGTGCCGCATCGAAGAAAACCTGAGCGCCGCGCACCTGCGGCTATCCGGTACCAATATCGAGCACCTGCCGTGGCAGCAGTGCCTGAAGCGCTACGACCGCCCGCATACCTTCTTCTACGCCGACCCACCGTACTGGCAAACCGAAGGCTACGGCGTACCGTTCGACTTTGACCAATACCAGCAACTGGCCGAGGCCATGCGTAGCTGCAAGGGCAAGGTGATGGTGAGCATTAACGACCATCCGGACATACGGGAGGCGTTCAAGGGCTTCTGGATGGAAGGGCTGGATATCAAGTACAGCACCGCCAACACGCACGGCGCGCCGGAGACCAGCAGGGAGCTGGTGATACTGAACTGGGAGCCGGATGCGATGGGGGGATTGTTCTAAGGTGTGGCACCGGCTAGCTGTGCCAATACCCTAGCAAAGCGACCGGCGCGGCAGGTGACAAAAGCGGCGTGAAAATGTGCCAAAATGCGCGCGACGCTACATAATGTCAGTGTCGATGTCAGTATTTGCGAGAATGTCGGACTAAAAGAAAAAAGCCCTGAAAAATCAGGGCTTTTGAGTGTTCTGGTGGAGGCGGCGGGAATCGAACCCGCGTCCGGAAATCCTCTACGAAGAGATCTACATACTTAGTCGTGTCATTTGGATTTAACCGCTACCACGCCGACGGACAGGCTGGGTATTGGCGAGTTACCTTAAGTTTAGCCTCTGATCAAGTAACCCGGTCAAAGGCGATCTGATGTGAAATGACTCTACCGGGGTTGCCCCCACAGCCCATCAGCAAGCTGCTGTAGAGTCTAGCTGCGATTAAGCAGCTAGAGCGTAAGTTTCGTCGTTTGCGACTAAAAAAATTCAGTGTTTAACGGGATGACTGAAATCCCGGTATGCCCTCATCCGCTTCGCAACCCCCGTCGAAACCAGGTCGCCCCCAGATAAGAGTGCAGAGTATAGCGCCATTCCCGCACGGGCGCTAGCGTGCGGGGC